AGAAGAATGTTACCAATGTATCGCAATACATCAGTGTTTTTAATTAAGGGGGATTTCATCACCGACCAGGGTTTTTATAGACTCTCCATGTCTTCATCATCATCTTTCACATAAGCAGGGACTCTATCAGGATCTAACCAGCAGGTGTAGTCATGATCTTCCATAGCAGTCATAAGTTGCATTTCATTATCTAGAAGATACATATCCCGGTATCGACCAGTGTAGGAATCTACTTTTTGGATACGATAATCAGGTTTGCCATTAATTTCAAGAATACCAACTTGAACGTATCGATAAGGAAAACGCTCAAGAAGCACAGTGGGTTTCCTGATAACTTTCATCAGGCAACCTCAACTGCTTCAAGATCTTGAGCGATATAATCAATCAACATTTCATAATCGTCAAGGGGGTCACCAGAAAATACGACGCCTTCATTTTCATAAAAGCGACGGACCTTTTTATAAAGTTTCGGATTCTTTACATCAAGGTAGATTTCCCCGTTAGCAGCAAGACGGAGAGTGCTAACATCTTTCTTGAATTTTGTAATCAGAGACATTGTTTTGTTTTGTTTGCTTTAGTATTATAAGGTGCTTGAGGTTTTATGTCAAGTGTGCCAGTCTTAAAACTGGCTATCGGGGTAGAAGGTACTGCCCCCTCTTCGCTGCGTCCCAAACGCAGAGTTATACTTTTCTACTATACCCCGTTTCACCATTATTTAGTTCGGTGTATAAGCATTATACCTATAATCGGTGGAATAATCAATCCCCCTCCACAAATACCTAACCATACTGGACTTGCTGCAAGTGTTTCTACCAAATGAAAAATCATCTTCCTCTCCAATTCTTATATTCAAAGTAAAAGTATTGGTCTACCTCATTAAGACCGCTCAGAGGGGCATTTACACCCCACTCAGACCATTCTAAACAAAACTGTTTGATGTCGTGATTGTTTAGTATTGAATGTCCATGTATTCTCACAAATGATGACAAAGCAAAGTGATACTTCTTATTGTGGGTAGGCATTGTGAAGTCCCCAGTTTACGAATAAAGCAATTATCAAAAAAAGTAAAATAGCAGATATGAAAGTTTTCATTACATTCCTCCGTTTCTAAATCCGACTATGTATCCGATAATAACTCCACACATAAATGCTACAAACATATAGAGCATATGTGAAGTAAACTCAATGAATAATAACCAGTCCGTCGTCGTAATCATCGTCCTCGTAAGTAGATGGTTCTTCAAATAATTCAATCATTTTTTGTTTCAAAACTATTTCTTGTAATTCTTGCAAATCTTCTTCTGTTAAACTTATCATTTGTCCTTTAAAAGTTCTTCTAGTCTTTTACGCATACTGGAACTTTCTTGCTTCATATAGTCTCTGAGTGAATATCCCCTTTGACCTTTCATAATACAAGTGCCTTGATAAAACATAGTTCCAGCAAATACTAAAAGGAAAACAATTCCTACTATTTCAGGGTAATATCTAACCATGGGAATATGGGAGGAATAACGCCAACAAGTCTTAAAAGTCCCTCAGCAAATAAAGCAAGAACAACCCAACCAACACACATAGAAATAATGGAAGCATTCCGATTGTGCCTTCGTATAGCAGCATCAATCATCTCCTGAACTTCTGCGTGTGTCACATAATCATCATCAAAAGGTTCCATCATTTCTCGTCTCCAAGAAACTTTGCAAGAGGATCTCTCCTTGTTTTTACAATTTCAACTGCTCTTTTATAAAACATATTATCAATGTTACCAGAAGATTCGAATGTCTCCTTGATCTTCACCCAATTATCGTAGGTGTGCTGATCCATAGGGTTTAGGTTGAATACTACTAGTTATACTAGTGGATGTTTTTACTATGTCAAGTTTGTGTTGATACAAAAATATAGATTAAGAAAATCTAAAAATTTGTAATATTTGTAACAGAGAATAATGGAATCGAACCATCAGGCGTAGACCTGGCATCGCTTTCAAGGCGAGTTACCAACCATTGGTGCTATTCTCTACAAAGTCTTTATCGGACTTCAAAATCTAAACGTCTTACTTTACGCTGACGCCTTGCCTCTTGCCACAGAATATCTTCTTGTGTAAGAACACCAGATTTTGTTTTATTATGATAAGAGTTTAGCATAACAACTTGTCCCAAGTCAACTGCTGAAATCTTATCTCCACGAACTGTTGCCATATTTGAACAACCGCAAGATACTGTTTTTGTTTGATGCCCTTCTATCTCCCTACCACAAGAGCGGCATCTGATTCTTAAATTTTCCATTTTTCATTATATGCAATTTATTTTATTTTTCAGTAAATGATCTTAAAAACCAGATGAATTTACCGTGTGCTTCATTTAAATCATCAAGAAGATTTGTAGTTCCTCTTGACTTAAATTCCTCAGAAACTTCTGCTGCTTCAGAAAACATTTCTACAAGTTTTTTATGATCTTCAAGTAAATCTTGAATCATTTCCATTTCAGAAATTCCACTTTTTGCTTCAGTTACTCTCGATACTTCTGCAACTCTTGATAGTGAACTAATAGGTTTTGCTCCAAGAAAACGAATATGTTCAGAGATTCTATCAATCTCTTCAAATAAAGCAGTATATTGTTCACCAAATAATGTATGGACTTGATAAAAATCAGGTCCAATAATATGCCAATGATATACCCAGGTCTTTTGAAACAAAACAAAAAGACTTGCTTGAGTATCTGAAAGTATCTTATAAAGTTTTTCCATTATACCAGTTTTTAGGTATTTATAATGGGCAAAGAGGGATTCGAACCCCCGACTTTCTCCGTGTAAAAGAGACACTGCTACCGCTGAGTTATTCGCCCTAAAAAAGTCAAGATTGACTCATCATATATTCTACAGTATTTGCCACATCATTCATAGCATCACGAAGATCTGGTCTTTGTCCTGCTTCTTGTTTTACAATTGGGCGAGAATCATCACATAATGTCCAACGCCAAAGTTTCATTGATTTACAATACCAGAGATTAATTTTCATTCTTTGCGTATTCTAGTTTGATCCAATTGATAAGAGCATTAATTTCCATTATTTTCTCTTCATTGAAATCAAACTTTTTATTAAAAAGATAAAAATCAAGTGCTTCAATAGCAACTTCTCTATCACGTTGGGAAATAAGAGACATAAAACTCCTAACTCGTAAATTATAATACACTAAAAAAGGGAGTTTGTCAACTCCCCAATATGTATATTATTGACCGATACGACCCACAGCGATCCGTGCTCGGTTAAGGATAGAACCACTCAGAGGCACATATCCAAGGTCATCAGCAAGTGATTGTGCCTTTGAACTCAAAGCATAGTTGAGTGCCTTACGAATGGCATCGGCATTAGCACCATTACCAGTCTTATACGCAAGAACCCAAGTCAGAGTTGAAATTGGATATGCAGTTGCTCCAGCAGGGTTTGGATTTTCACCAGCAAGATTTGCATCCAGTTTAATGCCATTCAGTGCGGCAGAACCAGAAGCAGCAGTAGGAAGAACAAACTTACCTGCCTTATTTTGGATCGCTGCTGCTTGGAGTTTGTTTGCCTTTACAAATCCAGTGTTCACATAACCAATGGAACCTGGCGTTTGGCGAATACTACCAGAAACACCCTCATTACCTTTAGCACCAATACCAGTAGGCCACTTTACAGACTTACCTACACCTGCTTTCCATCCACCAAAAGCATCTAGGGAATTAGTAAATGCATAAGTGGTTCCAGAACCATCTGCACGATATACGGTGCGAATAGGGCCAGCAGCACATCCAAGTGCTTTCCAATCCTTAATACGACCAGCAAAAATATCTACAGTTTGCTTCTGGGTTAGTTTCAGAGTGCATCCAGGTTTGTTATAAGCAACAGCAATCGTTCCACCTACCATAGGAATTTGAACAACACCACGCTTTACTTTGGCGGCGTCTGCTGTACTGATTGGTTCGTCGCTTGCTCCGAAGTTAACTGTGCCCGCAATGAATTGGCGAACACCAGCACCAGAACCAACGGACTGATAATTAACCCTATTCCCAGAAGTTCGTGCATAATCTTGGAACCATCGTTGATAAATTGGTGCAGGAAAGGTAGCACCAGCACCATTCAAAGTAGGTCCGGCAAGAGCAGCGACAGGAGCAGCAACCAGACCAATAGCAATAAAGTTTTTGAGTTTCATAAAAAATTTGTTTAGAAGTGAATTGACTTCATAAGTAATGATACTAGAAGACATTCTTAAAGTCCACTAAGATTTGGTTAAGGTTTCCATTACCCAATAAAAAAGCACTCCAAAATGGAGTGCTTTCACTCAAGTTATGAGTAGTTTATCAGAACTTGAAGGTAGTTTGAATTACACCACCAAAATTAGAGGAGTTATCAGCAAGACGCTGATTATCGCTAGCATAGAAGATAGCGGGAGTGATGCTGATGTTGTCAGATACTTGATACTTGTAGAAGATTTCAAGCATCGTGGACTTCTCAAGGTTTTCGCCAGTAGGTGCTTGACCGATAGCAACACCAGCAGAGTTACCACCAACAAACACGTCTTCCCACTGAAGACCAGCAAACCAAGACTGACTATCGGTAGCAGAACTAGGAGTACCACTTACAGTATTCCAACCATAACCTGCGGAGACAGAAGGAACAATACCAGACTTCTTAGGTTGCCAGTATGCGTTCAGAGCATAACCGTTAGAGGTTTGCCCAGGAACCAGAGTACCAGAAGAACCATCTAGACCGTTATAAGTACGAACACGAGTGCCTTCAGTACCATAGCGATAACCAAATGCAGCACCCCAATTAGTACCACGATAACCGATTTGTGCGAGAGTGTTCAGAGCACCAGTCTCATCAAACTCACCTTTGGAACTATCTTGACCTGCTTGAGCAACATAGTTTACACCAGCAACAATACCTTTTTTACCATACTGGACACCGAAACCAGCACCAGTTGCCTTGTTATAGACGCCAGGAGTACCAGCAACAGCAAAGAAGTCAAGAATACCAGACTTATATGCAGAAGGCATCCAGGCAATCTCAGTGTTACGAACTGCTGCACCAGCAGTCAGAGTTGCTTTATTATTAAAAGCAGGGAATGAATAATACAGACGATCGATAACTACATTGTTGCCGACTTCACTGGAAGTGTTGTCTGCTTTGTCCAGTTTGAACAGAGAAGAACTAGAACCAAAAGGATCGCTACTAAAGTTAGCAGAACGCAGACGAGTCTTGAGAAGATCCTTACCAGTAAATGAGGTATCCAGGTTCAGACGCAAATCGTAGTTAAATGCAGCGTGAGTAATACCACCACTCTTAGTTTGGTAATCATCAACGTTACCGAGAACGAAGGATGCTTCACCACGGAGTTTGGTGGTAGTGGAGAACTGTTGTGCTTCAAGTTCACCAACTTGAGTTTCCAGAGAAGCAACTTTACCCTGAATTACAGTAAGTTCATTGCGGAACTCATCAGCAAGACGCTTCAGTTCATCAGTTTGTTCGGTTACACGATCAAGGCAAGCATTGAGAAGTGCTGCTGCCTCATAACGAGTCATTGCCTTACCACCACCAAAGGTGCCATTAGGATAACCAGCAACGCAACCATAACGCTCTACGAGGTTGCTGAGTGCCTGATATGCCCAATCGGTAGGTTGTACATCAGACAGTTGATTGATACTTGTAACCTGCTCTGAAGTAGCGTATTGGTTGACTGCTGCCATATTAAGGTCTGCGGCATTCGCAGCAACAGGAGCAACCATTCCGAGAGCAACAGGTGCAAACATCAGTTGTTTGAGTTTCATAAAAATTTGTTTTTGTTCTATAGGACATAATGTGTGACTATGCGAGTAGTTGAGGCACTATCACTTCACGGTATTTATCTTAACAGTTCCTTTGGGATCAGTCAAGCCTTTTCGGTTTTTACGGTTTTATAAGCGAATGACGGGGATCGAACCCGTGACACCAACTTGGAAGGATGGGATGTTACCGCTACACCACATTCGCAAAAGTGGGAGATTTCTCTCCCAGCACATTCCCTTCACACGGATAGGAAAAGTATAAGACATAATAACTATTATGTCAAGCCCCCGACAAGACTTGAACTTGCGACAACGGCTTTACAAAAGCCGTGCTCTACCAACTGAGCTACAAGGGCGAAAGGTGATGAGTGCCCATCACCAGCGGAAGACACTCTCCGCAACGAGCGGGGGTGATCAAGTCCCCGACCTAAGAAAACTTAGGATTTAGTAAGTCGGATATGATGATCCCGACTCTTATGGAAGACCCAGACATTTCCAGACCTTCCAACTCCCCCTCCTGGGATCGAACCAGGGACATTCTGATTAACAGTCAGACGCAACTACCGCTGTGCTAAGAGGGAATAAATTTATAAATAAAGGAGGTATTATAGGCACAACTGCTTCGTTAGAGAAGCAAAGAGAAGAAGCAAAAAAATGCATTCTAGTTTGTGCAAATTGCCATCGTGAAATTCACGCCGGACTTACTATGTATAAGGAGAAGGAGAGCTCTTGGATGAATCCGCAGGATCACTTCCCCAGTGGAGAATAGCAGAATCGAACTGCTAATAAGTGCTTGCAAAGCACCCGTTATACCGTTTAACTAATTCCCCAAATTGGAGGCGGGGGGTGGAGTTGAACCACCTACCTGAAGCTTATGAGACTTCTGTGCAACCGTTACACTTCCCCACGATGATGGATTAAGTGTGATACACCTCATAAGGATGTAACAGTGACTTAACCTCTATCCTTTTATATATTAGAGTATTTTCAAAAATTTGTCAACCCCCTACTGAAACAAATAGTCCTTCCATTCAGAAACTTTTGTTTTCTGAATATCAAGTATCACTCTACTAATTGGTGCTTGTGGAATACTCTTTAAGACCATATTAGTCTCTTTAAGAAGTTTATTTCCTTTTTTGAGATTACAAGATGTGCAACAAGCAACTAAATTATCCCAAGTATCTTGACCACCTTTTGATCGGGGAATTATGTGGTCAATTGTAAGGTCATTTTTAGACCCACAATACTGACATTCATAATCATCCCGTTTATAGATGAGAGCTCTCGTTGGGTAATCTGATCTTCCATAGGAAAATGGAATTTTCACATAATTCACCAAACGAATAATTCTCTTGGAGATAAGTTTTGCTTTCTGTTTAAAAAGTAAAACAATTGCACGTTTCCAATTAGTGAAGTGTAGTGGCTCATAAGAACTATTCAAAACTAGTATAGTTGAGTATGGTTCTACTAATTCCATTTTCCTATCACACCTCTCGTTGCTATTTAGATTTAAATGGCACCCTCTGCAAGATTCGAACTTGCGACTTCTTGGTTCGTAGCCAAACACTCTGGTCCACTGAGTTAAGAGGGCAGGCGAAGGGATAGGGACTTGAACCCTAACTAGAAATTTTGGAGATTTCCGTGCTACCAATTACACCATCCCAACAAGGTGCCCGATACAGGATTCGAACCTGTAAAACCTTGCTTCTAAGGCAAGTATGTATGCCAATTCCATCAATCGGGCTTGGTTCCAGAACTAGGATTCGAACCTAGACGTACACCTTCAAAGGGTGCTGACCTGCCAGTTAGTCGATTCTGGATTATATGAACTATCTGGAAATTCCAGATAGTTGAGAGCCCTCAGTCGGATTTGAACCAACGACCTACTCATTACTAGTGAGTTGCTCTACCACTGAGCTATAAGGGCGAGTGTCGTATGGGAATTGAACCCATCTAGGTAGTTCCACAAACTACTGCCTTAACCACTAGGCTAACGACACAAGGCAGTGGGTAGAATTGAACTACCGACATAGAGGGTATGAATCTCTTGTTCTACCACTGAACTACACTGCCGAGGCGGAAGTGGTTGGATTTGAACCAACGGTGCCTATTACTAGACACGGAATCTTAGCAGGATTCTGCGATAAGCCTCTCTGCCACACTTCCTTAATGTTGCCTT